ATTTGTTATTTTCGAAAGGTATTGTTTTGATTAATTTGTTGAAAAAGGTCTTTGCTAATTGGTAGGTGGGTGTAATGTACGCAACGCTATTGCCTTTTATCGCCTCAAAGATTATTTCTAATTGTGCGAGTTCAGATTTGCCAAACCTTCGCCCACACATAACAACCCTAAACCGCGAAGCGCAGTCAAAGATTTTTTGTTGGTTTAAATGTAATTCAGGTATAGGTATTTGCAAGGTAATAAATTTATTACTTTTCGTTTTTGTGCTTATCTATAAAATGTACCCAAATCAAAGATATGCTCAAAGCAATTATAAATTCAATTAAATATATTCGCCACATTATTTTAACTTTTATAGTCACTAAAATTTTTACCTTTCATTTTTTTTATAAAATGTGGTATGTTATTCCTATACAATCCAACCTTAAAATTTTCATTTATTGCAGCTTGCTTATCATCTTCGCCAATATCATTATAACCTTTTGAAATCATTTCATCGTAATTAGAAAAAACGTCGCTATGCCTATCTTTATTTTTGTCTATTAAACTATCTTGCTTGCCCCCAAAAGAATATATTACAATAAAGTTTTTTGGTAAATCTATACCTTTAAACATTGCAACCTCTTTTGTATACGCGTAAAAAATACATTGTGTATTATTATTTGCTATTTCAATCCAATCTAAAGCGTAATCCAAAGAAAAAAAATCTCCAGCGTCGTGTATTCTAATATATTTATTTATGTATTTCTTATTGCTTAACTCCTCATTCATTAACCTTTTCCATTCTATACGATTATTTAAAACTAATTCTAACTTTTCAATATGCGATTTTTTAACGTTACTAAAATTATAAGTACCATTTTTAGCGTAACAAAATGCAGCACAAACCCCAGCGTTTGGGCAAGTATTAAATTTAGTGCCGTCTGTTAAATTTACCCAATGAGCGGGTATCGTCCAACCGAAAATACCGCTTTTTTTTAAATCGCTATTTTGCGTTAATAGTTTCATATTTATAAAATTGTTTTACCTTTTGTAACAATAAACTCTATTTTGCCGTCCGTAGTTATTGCGCTCGTTTCTTTTGGCTTGCCATACACACGCGTCAATAATGTTTCAAGCGAATATAATGAGCCCTTCTCTAAACTCTTTCTCATAGCGTTTGCGATTGTCTTTTCAAGTATTGTGCCCTTAGGGTTTTTAAATACTTCGCCTAATTCCGTTAAGTCCATCGCCATCATATTTTGAATAGTGTCATTAATTTCGCTCAACTTATAACCGCTATCTTTTAAGATTGAAACGTATTTACGCGGTCGTCCATTCGGGTTTGCAACCTCGCCTTTTTTGAATTTATACTTTTCTATGTTTTGTGGGTTTGGCATAACTACGCTATTTGTTCGTTATTTTTTATCGCAATTTAATTCATCGGCTTTTTCTATAATCCATCGGTTTATAGTTTCCTGTTGGAACGTTGCCGATATAAGCAAAGCATTAAATTGCTCAAATACTTCGTCTAAAGATACATCGTTAGGCATATCAATAGTAGTAGTGATGTTGTAATGTTTTAACGTGAGTTGCATTTGTCTTTGTGTATTTGGGTTAAAAAATCTATGTGTTGTTTCTTATAAAGGTTCAAATACACATTTTGATTTTCTTCTTAATTGATAAACTAAAGTATTTGGTTTTATATTTATAAATTCTGATGCTTCTTTTATTGAACCAAATATCTTTTTGCTTTCCTTATGTATTAAACGAGTACCTTCTTTATTAAATCTATTATGTATTGAAGCGTGATGCATATTTTCGGCTTGAGTACACCATTCTAAATTTTTATAATTATTGTTTTTAGGATTATGGTCAATATGATTTACATAATTTTTATTTTCTATTTTAGGTATAAATTCAATAGCTACTAATCTATGCAAATAAAAATCCTTGTATTTGTTATTTTTATACAATCTTACTTTTGTATAACCTCTTTTGTTATGCATCCAGCCATTTGTAATATTATTAGTTCTTAAATTTTTTATAAACCCATCGTTTGAAATTGCATACAATGATTCATAATTAGTTATTGGTTTAAATACTTTATCTGTCATATCTCAATACCTACAAAAATAATGCCACATATCATTTATGCGACATTCTTTCATTATGTATTTTTTGTAATTCTTCAATAAATTGTTTCTTATCACCTTTTAAAATATGGCAATTTCTGCAAAGCGCCATTAAATTCTCGATGTTGTCCGCTTGCTTCGTGCCACCCATTCCGCGGGCGTGTATGTGGTGGATATCGTTTGCCATTTTGCCACAAATCTCGCACGGAATAAAATCGGTTACATCGTAGCCAAAGTAATCAAAATATATTTTAGTGTGTTGCTTCATATGGTTTTCCGTTTCTTTTTACAATTAAAGTCGGGTCGAGTTTTAACATTCTATCAACTATAACTTGGCAATAATTCGGGTCAAGTTCCATTCCGTAACATTTGCGGTTTAATTGGTGTGAAGCTACCATTGTTGTTCCACTTCCTGTAAACGGCTCAAATAAAATCATATTTTTTTTAGTAAATAAATTTATACCTTTTGAAGGTATTTCAACAGGGAAACAAGCTTTATGATTTTCAATTTGAGTTTTAGAATTTGAAACCTCCCAAATATTTTCGTTATAATCATTTCTTTTTTGATAAGAAAAATCCAATTCATCTTTTTGAAATACAAATATAAATTCAAAAGCTCTGGAAAGCCCTTTTGATAATGGTATTGCGTTTTTTTTCCAAATTATAGTTTCACTTAACAATAAACCTGAATCTATAAATCTATTTACATTTTTTATAAAAGATTCCCTTGAGTTGTTATTATACATTATATTCCAACATACAATTGCTTTTGACTTTAATATAGTATAAAATGTATTTTTTATTTCATCTAAAAATGTCAAATATTCATCTTCAGTTTTATTATCTAAATCATTGTTCAAATAAAGATTTGTTCCGTTTAAATGTGTATTACCGTTGTAAGGTGGCGAAGTAAATATCATATCCGCTTTTTGCCCATTCATTAACTTTGCCACTTGCTCGCTATCGGTACTATCGCCACACAACAAACGATGTTCGCCTATTTCAAATAAATCGCCTAAAACTATATCCGTTTTTATTTCATCAGGGATTGAATAATTATCTTCTTCGGCTTCTAAAACTTCGGCTTCAAAGTTTGGTATATCTAATCCCCACTCCGTTAATTCTTCCGCGTCCCAATTATTCGCCAATTCGTCCCAATCCCATTCGCCAAAACCTACGTTATCTTTAATTATGAATTGTTTCTTTTCATCTTCGTTTAGGTCTTTAACCTGTTTAACCCATTCATCTGGAATATCTTTAAATCCGATTTCCTGTAATGCTTTTAATCGCATATTGCCACCTTGCACAATAAAGTTTTCATCTACAACGATAGGACGCAAAGCCAACATTTTTGGAAAATCATTTATTGATTTAACGAGTTTCTTAAACTTATCGTCTTTGCAAATTCTGGGGTTGTTAGGATTGCCTTTTAGTTTGCTTAGTTTCATATCTTAATTGATTTCGTTCCGTTTTTATAGGCATTTAAATTATCGTTATAAAGTGATGAATACTTTGCCACCAACTCCAATTTATTCCATCCGTATTCGTCCCCTGTAGCGTGTGATCCATTATGTACTGCTAAACAATTCATAGCGTAATAAGTTTTAAACCCTGCAATATAACTACGTTCGCAATAATCTAAATCAATCGCGCCGTATGGGAAATATTGCTCATTAAATTCGCCTATGGCATCTATAACCTGTGTATCAATTAGCCAATTAGATATTATTAATTCGCTTTGAATATTAACGCGTTCACAATCTAAACTACTTGCAACGATGCCAGCGTTTGGATATGTATTTAATGCCTCAACTTTTTTGGCTAGCCAGTTATCTGGTTCGATAATATCGTTTGCTAAAAACCCGATTGCGTCGTATTTTTCAAAATCTTCAATCCCTTCATTTAATGCGTTGGCGATTCCTTCGACATCAACAAATTTTACATCGCACTCAAACCCTTTGCGGTTTAAATTATCGGCAATTATATTTAAAGGACGTTTGCCAAATACTAAACAGTTTATTAATACTTTCATTTTATAAGATTATCGCCTATACATTTTGCTGGATTACCAGCGTATTTTTTATAAGGCGTTGTGATTAATTTTTTAGTAATTACCGCACCCATTCCAATCATACAACCTTCGGAAATTATTTGACGTTGATGTATAACGGCGTTTAATCCTATGTTGCAATTTTTTGCGATTATAGTATGCCCGCCAATTTTAGCCCCACAACTTAAAGTAACGCCGTTACAAATTATTGCATCGTGTCCAACGTGGCTGTGTTTCATTAAGTAACAATTTTCTCCTATTTGCGTTTGATGTTCTGCTCCTGAGTCAATCGTTACCATTCCTGTTATTCGCGTTCCTTTGCCGATTAAAACGCCTTTGTCGATATGTTCTTTGCCTTTCCATTCTGCATGCATTCCTATAACACAATAAGCACCTATGTAAACATCGTCTTCAATAATAACATTTTCTCCTATGACTGCGGTCGGGTGTATGTATTTCATATTTTTGAGTTGTAATATTTATAAACGTCTTTTAACATATCGCATACACAAGATGGGCAATTACGATTGTAATGATAATGCGGATTAATTTCTTTATAAGCGTTAATTACTTCATTATGTATATCCGCGCTAAAATTAACTAACTCGCCTGTTTGTGCATAAAGGTCGTAAATATGTTTATGCTTTGATAATACTTTCAAAACATTCTCTTCGCTTTGGGTTAACTTCGAAGATGTTGTATTTTGATTTTGCCCACTCGTTAAGGGCTTGGCCGTATTCTTTTCTTGCTTTTTCATTGTTTATAAGAAAGTTTAAATGTTTGTACCAGTCGCTTTGTTTTTCAACCCATAGTACAGGAGCATCTGCATCCATACTATAAGGTTCAACCTTTGAACAAATTACAGGAATACTTTTTACAGACGCTTCAATTAATTTTAAATTTGATTTACATCTACTCCAATTGTTTGCAACCAAAGGCACTAGCATAATATCAGCGTTTTCGTACATTTCAAAATATTCAGTTGGTCGCATACCAGCGTAAACGTCAAACGGGATTCTTTTATTTGCCGTAAAATAATTTAGCATTTTATTCCAAATTGGACGGCTCGCGTCGTCGTCTGTATAACCGCCTAAAACCATTTTAATTTTTTTGTTGCCAACTAAACGCTGCAAAGGATATTGCAGTATTTGTAGATCGTGTTCGTGAGTACAACCCCCCGCCCAAAATATTCTTATTAGTTCGCTTTCTTTTTTATCCGCTAAAAATTGCCCTTCGCCAAATGGTAATGCATTTGGGAATATGTGAACGTTTTTATTAATCGGGTATATTCGTTCCGCTAATCGCTCATTTGTACACGTTACTAAATCAGCTTCTAAAATGTTGTTTTCTATTCTAGGGTTTAATTGTTGGTAATCTCTGTAATTTAAATGATTGCTTGGCAATATCCAGTCGTCATCCATATCGCAAACTACTTTACAATTAATATCGTTTCGTATTGCGTCAAGGTTATTATCCCAAAGTGAAATTCTGTTAAATAAAAGTATGTCGTAATCAGTAGAAAGCATTTCTTCGTTTGGATAGTTTGATATAACGCCTGTAATGTTATCCATATAACCCATCGGCAAACAAACTCTATGGTAACCGCAACCGCTATGTGGGTGTGAAATTCCTAGTATTTTCATTTTAAATTATTTGCGATTATTCCAGATAAAAAAATAGTTGCTATAAATTCAGGTGCGATTGTAGGCGTAAAAAAAAGTATTACCGCAACCCAAACCGACAAACAGGTTAAGCAATCTAAAGGCTTTAATCTTTGCCATCTAGTGTAATTTAATTTGCGTTTAATCCAAAACGGAATACCAGCAATATTAATAAAATAATAGCTAAACGAAATAGACGCAACGATAATAATTAATTTATCCATTAATTGCCTTTTTTAATTCGTGTTTCATTTTTTTTACAACCGCAAATACATGATCCTTTGGAATATCAAAATACTTTGCCACATCAACACAACTTCTTAACTCAACGTATTTATTAAAAATTATGCTTTCGTGCGCTTCCATCGGATTGCCCGCAAGTTTTGTTTGTAAAATTTTCTCCGCAATTTGTACCGTGCGTAATGGTATCGAATTACCATTTTGACTAGCAATGTAATTAAACGCTTTTTCAATTTCGTTTTTTCTGTATTTGTTATAAAAAGGACTGCGGTTTGATGTTCCCATAGTCCAAATAATCTGCATTGCAAACCCTATAATATTCCCTTCCTTTGATATCTTTTTTAGTTTGTTGCAATCGTATTCAAGCAACACAATTGCGAGTTCCTGTTTTAAATCCGCCTGGAGTTCTGCGGGTTGAATTTTACCGATAAGTTCGTTTATCTTGTCATTGTTGTACAACTCTGTTATAATGTCGTTACAATTCACAAATTAAAGTTATAATATAATTTCTAATAATTCGTCTAAATTTTTTATTACGGCGGTTTGACCGTTCCAATTTAAATGAAATTCTAACTCTGCATCTGTCAATTTTCGAGCCGAAGGCGATTTTTTGCCGTCTTTAATTTCGATTAAATAGTTGATGCCTTTGTAACCTATAACAATATCTGGAAAGCCTTTACCCACTTCGTGCGTACTGAATACGCTTAAGTTAGGAATCTTGCGAAGTGCTTTTATTATTTCGGCGTGGTTGCTATCCGTTCGTTTTATCAAAGTTTTTTTATTTCTTGTTTTACTTGTTCCCAATAATCAACATAACCTAAATCACTTTTGGCCTCTGTATATCTTATTGCATTAATTATTTCATCAACTGCTACTAAAGAACATTGCTTTGCATATAAATTTTGTGGTATATCAACCATTTCACCATTAGCATAATTCATCTGCCTTGAATTACTGAATGACATTGATTCGATTAATAATATTGCTTTTTCTTTTGGTGTCATTTTTTGTTTTGTTTTATAAAGTTATCAATAAAAGTTTCTACTTCGTTGCGCTGGTCTTCATTTAGATAAATTATTTTATCGTTTATGCTTTCTATAATAAATGAATCCGCCAATTCTTTTTTTAATATCGCCCTGTTTTTATCCGTTAATTTATGATCTATTGAATTAATTATAATGTCGCATTTTATAATGTACGAATTAAATAAATCTTTGGTTGATGAAGCGCAATCGCGTTTAACGTCCTCGAAATATATCTTGGCGTTGTTAATGTGGTGCAATGCTTTTGCAAGTGAAAAAGTGTTATCGCTAAAATTCATTGTTTATTTTTTATGAAGTACACGCGCAATCAAACGCGGGTTTAATATCGTTTAAATCGTAATTTTTAAATAAATTGTTTTGTGCAATGTTTTTTAAATCTCTATAAGTAACATCTGGAAAATATGTATGTCCGCCAAATTTGCCATTTTTTTGCGCTTCGTCTTCATCTTCAATCCATTTATCAGCAAGTTCAGGATAAACCGATAAAATGCTAATAATTGCATTTTTACCTTTCATAAAACACAAATCGCAATTACCTAATATAGAAGGAATTTCAAGCGTGTAAGGTTTTTTTGTCCAGTAATCGTTAATCATATCTTTATTAATTCCATTTTCGTACAAAGGATATTTTTCAATTACATTTACAAAAGATACTTTTCTATTTATAACCCTTCTTTTTTCATCTGAACGAAAACCAATAAAACTTTCAAACTTTCTAATTCCTATGGATCGCAAATATCTT